ACGGACAATAAGTTCGAAAAAGGTGGCGTTGGTGTTGTATATGAAGTGTATGATGAAGATTTGTTGACCAGAATGCGACAACAAGACAAACAATACTATTTGAAGAAAAAATATGTCATTATTCGTTATACAGATAAGACGGTGAAATTGCGTCCAGGTGACAATGTTAAAATGATTGACGGTTCTATCTATGAAGTAACAGATTAACCGAATTATTCGGCATAATGGATATTTCTACATAAAATTGTATATAATATAAAGAATATGCTGGAAGAAATGCGTTTTGTATTGAAATATTGTGTTATCTCTCCAATATGAGTATTCGTATATACTTCTTTAATTATTTTTAATTCAGTCTGTTTATGTGTTTGATAGTTCAGTTTTAACAAATTAATTAACATAATTGAAAATATATCTAGTTTTGTAGGTGAATGAAAATTACAGTCAATATCTGTATATAATGTATCTTGAATACTAAATAATATTTCATTTGGATTAATCATATTAGTGTGTATCATTTTCATCATACCAGAATAAATTGCAATTTGTGTAATATTATCTGTTTTAATCGATGTTATTATAATTGGTTGTAATTGTTCATTTGAAATATCACGTTTTATTATTCTATCATTTTTGGAATGATGATTTTTATTATTCGTCTTGGGTATAATATAACGAGAATCCGTTTTTCTAGATAATAACAGAATTGAAATCATCATTGATAGAGAGAACATGTTTTTCATTGATATATATAATATTATATATATCAACTTCAATTTATTTATTATTTATTATTTAGTAAAGTTAGCAATTGAATTATATTATTCAATTTGTCTTCTACATTTGTCATTCTATTATGTATTGACAAATCATCATTTGATGACTCATCATTCCAAGATATATGTTTTTGCTTTGGTAACTCATCCAATATGATCGGTTTATCAACAATTACATCTGTATCTGTAATTGTAATTAAATTTGATGTATTAATAGTTTGTGATGATGGTTGTGGTGGAAGCTGTTTTTTGAATTGCGCAACATCAAGTGCTCTCTGTGTAATAGTCTGAGAAATAAGTTCTTCCATTTTACTAATAGGCGTATCCTTATCTTCATTGAAGTTTAATGTAGGGGGATTTGGTTTTTGAAGAAATTGAGAGAACTCTAATTGCTTTTTCGATAATTCGTCATTGAACTTCTCTCTTTTTATATTTTGTAATTCTTCTGCTGTTACTCCTATGGATTGACCCCAAGGCGTATCTATTTCCCCTCCATTTGTCAAACTTTTTTCAAAAGATTGTTTTTCAAAAGATTGTTTTTTACCACTTTGAACAATATATGCAATATACTTCTTATTGATTGTCATTAAGTCAGTTTTAGATAATACAATATTTCTGTGATCACTATTGAGAGAAGAAGATAAAAAGTATTTCATTTGTTCTATGTGAAAATCGCGAGTTATTGAAGGATTATTATTAGATATAACACCCCATAGTAATTGTATGTTTTCATTATTAATAAAATTCATATAATATTAAATAATTTTCATTTTATATTATATTTCTATTTGTTGAATTTATATAAATACATCTCTTATAAGATAATTTTCTAATTTTGTTAATAAATATCCACATGTATTAGAAAATACAAATAAACAAAAAATAATACCAATGAACATAAATATCGTATTAAATTGTGCATTTGGATGAAAAATATTATACACATGATCATTGGTAATAATTCTCCATGGCGTATAAATAAATAATAACCATCCAAATACCCATAAATAAGAATAATACAAAGAAGTAAAGTCGAAGATAGCATAATATGGATTTTTCCAGATTTCATAAATGAATAAAAATAAAGGCAAAGAATGATTAAGTCGACAGAAAATATGTACTACTTCTGTCATGATAACGCTTTCATTTAATTCATCACAGTCTTTCATTTCAAAGAAGATTCGTCCTACCCAATAACCGGTCGTAATAATAAAATGTGTATTAAATGCAACTGGCAACAATGAAGGATAATAATAATACAAGAAAGAAATAATATGTCCAGTATCAGTAAATCTGACAAATTGTTTGATCCAATTCAACGACGCCGGTATATTTCGATATTTATAACAATCATTGAACCAAAAGAAATAATTGGTTGAATACATCTTCAGAGAAATGATCGAAGTATGAAAGAAATCTTTATAATACCAATAATGTGCGGCAAAAAAGAATGGAATATATAATCCATTCACTACAAATTTGAGAAGATTCATTTATTATTAATTGCCGTTGCGTTTTTAAATTACTTATTAAATAAAACTATTGGTAGTTAGTAGTTTGGCCTATAAATCGGGATTGAAATACACCTGTCGAAACTTTTCCATAAATTTGTCATTTAACATATTTTTCTTCAAATAGTTTCCATCGATTTTGTCTTCTAACATATGAATAATGAAAAATAAACTATATATGCCACATTCTGTATCTCCAAATTGGTGTTCTTTCGGGTGATTTTCGTCAAAGTTGAATTGTATCGGCGGATGCAATTGCTTTCCTTGTTCGATTATATTATCAGACAACTTCTTGATCTGTTTCGGTACCTTATCGCCTGCGCTATCAAAGAAGAAGATTTTACCTTTCTTAATATCAATAAAGAGAGAAACCCAATGACTACCTGACTTGTAATGAGGATCCAAATTGAATATAATACCTATCTTATAAATGCCACGCCGCATTTCTTGTTTCAAATTGAAATTACAAAGCTCATTCCAAACGCATTCGCCATCAACCTTTCTTGTATCATAATCAATTGGTGATGGTCCCATGAAATTAAAGCACTTATATGCATTTTCGTATTGTTTCATTACATTAATAATATCCACACTACTCAACCATTCATTCGGGTTTTTCTTCCATTCATTCGGTGATTCTGGTGCAAATTCGTCCTTAACTAAATGATTCATTTGCCCTTTTGTAAAATCCTGCTTTAACCAACAAGATTCTTTATTACAGACATTACTCATATTTTGCTTTAACATTTTCCAAATTTCTTCTGGATTCTTCGAATGGATTTGTGCATCAGGATGCCTCTCATTCCACATATTTTTTAATTTGTATAAAATATCATCTGACAAACAAGAATACTGTTTTTTATGCTTTTTTCTCGCAGTTGGACTACAACTTAATTTTACTATTTTATCATACTTCATTCGATAAGTATCATGCTTTGAATGAAGGATTTTATTATATATTTGTTTTCTGTTATTGGACTGCGGATGAATCCCTTTGCTCAACTTTTTCAAAGTTGACGTTGTTCTTCTAGTTTTGGTTCTGGTTCGTGTCTTGGACCGGATCCCTCCTAACGCATAATTCCGCATTTGTCTTTGCGATTTTCGTGTCTTTGTCGTGCGTCTTTTCATATTTATTGGTGATATTATTATTTTTATGATAAGAAACACCCTTTGTTTTCAATATAGGATTATCCAATTGGATCTCTTTTTGGAGAGGGAACTGGTTAATTTCTTCTGGTTTATTCTTATTTACTTTCATGAAATTATTAAATAGAGTTGGTGTAGTAGGTTGTTTTAAAAATAAAGATTTATATTTATCTTCGGCAGTCAGAGAAATAGAATTGAATGAATCTTCATTTTCTAATTCGTCTTTAACTTCATCTTCAATTTCTTCTAATGAATGTAACCCAATATAATCTTCTTGAAGAATATCAGTCTTATCTATCGTCTTAAAGTATTCGATCATGGTTTCTAAATAATTATCAAATGCATTTACCAAATAATCAGGATAATATCTATCTTCTTCATTTGTTGCTTTATGACTCATGAAATATCTGGTCATATCATTAATCCGCTTTTGATAAAATATCTTATCCTTGCTAATATTTTTTGCAGCATTAATACTTTTTATATTCTGATATTTCTTATAATCTCGTTTATTCATTAGATATTCCAATGTAATCTCTGATATTTTGCTAAACTGAGAATAATTATCTTCAATTATTTCATTTGTTTCAGTGTTTTCATTTTCTACCATATTCCTTATATATTGCTTTTATTTTTCAATCTCAACCCCAACCCCAACCCCAACCACACTATTTGAACCACTTTTGGAAAAGTAAATTTAATTACATTTTCGTTGTTTTCCAGTTAATTCTTTAGTTTGATGTCGAGTGCTATTATTAAAAGTCAAATGACCCATATTTTCTGGATTGGGATTAAATCCAGGGAACTTTTCTTGTTGAAAAAGACCACTAAAAGGTTGAACAACATGTTTCGATTCCGTG